GTTCTCCAAGAACAACAAATATCCAAACCAACATTGGAAGGTTATATCCAGCTGCTTCTTCTATACTTATGGGAACTTTACTTAACCCTTGTTGTAAAAATACAATCGCAAGAGGTATTCTTAATAACCAATCTACATTCAATAATCTTTTCATTCTTTACAAAAATTCCATCCTTAAAACTTTATAATTTTCGTGTCTAATTCTTTGTTTGATAATCTTCTTAATATTATCGATACAAATCATCTGACTCACACCAGATGCGAAATCATAAAACTGCCTTCTTCTACCGCCTGGAGTATACCACTCATAGGTAACTTTTAATTTTAATGAGTTCATTCACTCTCCACTATTTTTAATTCACCCTTTTGAAGTTTCTCTTTAAAACTTTCTAACCAATTGATTGATGATGACTTCTCATCAGAAGCACCTTCTTGAAAACTAATAATACAACTCTCAATGGAATTTGAAATATCTTGAGTTTTCTCGTTTTGAAAAATATCTAACTGTTTCATTACAGATTCCTATTTCCAACAGTAATTATTAATTTCTTCTTTAGACATACTCGTAAGAAGTTCATCCATCTCATCTTCAGTTTCAATACCTAGAACCTTACAAAGTTTGTCAAGAGTTTCTTGACCACTTGAAGACATTCTATCATATTCCCAACAAAGGTCAACGACTAATTTTGTGACTTGTGATTTAGTTAACGACATTATTTAACTCCTTGTTCTTTAGCGGCAGCGATTATAATTGGGGTCAAAACCTCTTCAACCCTATCTTCCCAATAACCCCAAGTCATCTTACTGGCATAACAAGTATCTTTAGGGCCAACAGACCAACCATAGATTTTATTGAAAAGAGCTCTTTGATTACCAAGACCATTATTGAAAAGGTCATAAGCAGCATTTTGTGCCCTTCTGAACTTATCTAAATGTTTGTTCTTTGAATTAGGAAACTCACATCTACCCATCATAGGTAATAGTTCATCTAACTTCTCTTGAAGATGTTTGAAACCTTCATTAACACCCCAAGGGTTTTGAAACATTTTTTCTTGGAAACCTTTATACATATTTAACTCTTTCTCTTTAACTTATACTTAGAGTATAGAAGCTAAATAGAATATTGTCAAGCACTATTTTTCTTCAATGGTAATTTTATACATTTTACCATTCATGTCGGTTACTTCAATTGTCTTCTTAGTAGAAATAAAGTAACCTTCTTCACTATGCAAATCCATATCTATAGGCCCAACTAGTCCTATGTGTTTCTCTTCATCTAACCCAAACTTATGAGATTGAACTAGTGAATTGCGAACTACATGAGCGATTTTATCACAATATGCTAACATTATATACCTTTCCTCTCTATATGTAATATGACCAATTTTCATTCCAAAGACTTGCAACTGCATCTTCGGCAATACCGATATCGAATGAAGTTTTCAATCCAAGTGTCTCGACTACAAAAGTCTTAACCTCAGTGATATCTTCTGATTCAGAAATCTTCTCTTCTAAACCTTTGATTGCATAGACATCCTCTTCGATACCCAATATATAATTTCCCATTTTACTCATATCCAAACTCCATTTCTACTGTACCAAAATCTTCATTTTTAAGCATTTAAATACTCCATATCAAATCCATTAGGAAGTGTAGACCCATCAGCTTCATCAGCATCAAGACACTTCTGAGCAGACTCTTGTGTCATGTAATCTGTGTGCCTATCAAAAGGCACAATCATACCACCACAATCTGGGTCTTTACAGACCGTTCCTACATACCAACCAGCGGCAGATGCCATTACGATTGGTTCAGAAACAGGCATCTCTGTACCCCAAACATTACAGTTGGTGAATTTTATGTCTTTGATGTTTTTTTGAATCTTCATAATTTACCTCTTTCTCTTTATCTTACTCTTAGAGTATAGAGGCTAAAAAAGGTATTGTCAAGCAAAAACAATACCTTTTTTTATATTTTTTTATAGTCCGTTTGGAACTATTACATAATGAATTGATAATACAACTCCAACTGAAGCTGCAAGTCCAACCATCATTTTAAGAAAGTCTTTTCCAATTAGTGGGAATACAACTTTAAACTTTTCCTTGCCAGTCATTGTCGCCATTGCAAGTTCTCTACCACAAAGAAGTCCTACGAATACCCATGTTGTTGACATAGGAATATCATTTAATTCTTTGAAGAAGAATAGAATAATCCAATAGACACCATCAATAATTGTTGCACTTCTGACGTAACGAGTGTTGTGTTTTTCCAGAACGATGTTCTGAATCTTACCACCACCTTCTCTAAACATATACCATAGTCCAGCGACAAACACAGCACTAATAGCTACCATTAGATCAACTGGTATTTCTCTAGGAAGGAACACAGCAATATTTGCCATGTCATGTGATAACCAAGTCCACCAAAGGAAACCTGTAGTGAACCACTGTCCAACTCTCCAATAAACTTTATGCTCTTCTTTTACTGGTTTGTCTTCATCAAGTATTTTTGTAATACCTAACCATAGAGTATATGCGGCTACAGCTGCAACTGCATATCCCATCATAGATTTCATCAACATTTTCTCTAACACAAATGTAGAAGCAAATGCTGACAAAACTAAAAAAGATGTACTCACTGGTACACCTATTCTAGTTAATAACAATAGTAGTCCTGGCGCCATAGCATGATACCACTGTACTTCTTGAAATGGTATTTTGTTAAGTCTACCATATGATATATCACCATACATATACCAACCATACCATAGTGCCCATAATAAAACAGACGAAGCGGCAATCCACATCGTCTTCCAATTAAATCTCTCATTGTTTGATGCGATCCATGTGCCGAGAGTTTGCACAGAATCGTTTGCGATTACGGAATAGGCTGCAAATAAAAATCCAACCATCATCCAAAGAGTTACTAGTTCCATAGTAATTTACCCCTTTCAAAAAGGGAGCATAATTGCTCCCCTACATAATGTTATATAGTCATTATAAATTTTCTAATAAATTTTTCAATTTCTTTTTCGATTTACCAACAACTTTTGCTTTCTTTACAGAATCTAAATTATCCATATTTTCTCCAACTACTACTAAACCAATCATACCCATAGATTTATGTGGTGTGCATTGGTAAAGATAAATTCCTTCTTTTTCAAATGTGAAAGAGAAATCTTTATTCATTTTACTTTTTACTAGTTCGATACCATCTGGTGCAGAGATGAAATGTACATTGTGTCCTTTTGATGCAGGCAACCAAGTGATGGTATCTCCGATTGCAACTTTTGTTACTTCAGTTGAGTATACCATCCTTTCGCCATCAGCATTTTTATTCAACATGTCAATTGTCATATCAGCTGCATATGCAGATGATGTAAACATAAAAAATAATACTGTAAATAATCTAATCATTATCTTCCTTTCTCTAATTCTTTAATCATTGAATCATATTCTGAATTTGTCTGGTCATTTAACTGTGATAGGTAAAACCACTGTTCATTTTTTGGTCTAAATTCAGTTCTCATTTGGTGCATAATTTCTCTATTTGCACTAAGTTGTTTTCCTCTTTGAATGTTTAATAACATTCTTTTTAATACTATACGAACGGCATCACAAATGTGACAACTACGCTCATATACAGCGCTTGCTACTGACATACGAAATCTCCTATTATTATTTCTGAAAATGCAATTGTTTCCAATTACAGTATTATTTATAATTTTTGATATATTTTAAAAATGAAACATATTGGTTCACTTTTGGAAATAATCACTTTTTGGGTTGCATGTAATTATCGTTCCAACCAAAAGCTTCCTTTACAACATTTGAAGAAAGTCCTTTGTAGATTTGATGTAACCTTTTATCCTTTGCACTTACTAGAAGTTTAGCTTCGTCTGCATGTAAACCTTCAAGTAATTGAACAAACATCATTTCTCTTTGTGATTGTTTTAGTTTTGGATTTCCACGTTCAATATAATGATATAACGATTTGGATAACTTTTCTAAACGTGTATGTTCTGTTCCAGATGGAGCATCGTTTTCCTCATAAGGAACTGGCCCATCAGGCAGTTTCCAAACAATATTAGGATCAAAGGAAGATTTAAGAACTCTTCTTAATCCTTGACTATCATGCTTCCTAAGTAAAGCAACTTTTTTGTCTTTGGTTTTTGCTTTCGCAACACTTTCTAATACTTCTGATAAAAGTGGGGTCATTAAAATTCTCCTATCGATTCAGTGAGATTACTTAATCTCTTTTCTATAAAATAATTTAGTAGTTTACTTCTGTCACCTTCTGGTGATTCTTTGTATGCATCAAGACATGCTAAAAATATTTCCTTTGGTGATTTACTTAAATCAATTAATTGTTCATTTCTTTGAAAGTTTCTTTTTACTTCATCATTAGGTAAAGCCATTTCAACAGGCACAAGAATATCGCCAGTCCATTGTGTGATTTTCTTTTTACCTAAAGGTTTCTGTCTTAAACCTTCAACAAATGTATGGTCAGGTGATAATACATTTGGAATACCATCACTGGTATCGCCTTTTAAAATATGTTCTTTAAGATATACATATGGATCTTCACCATTCACATATTTTTTGGTTATAGGACTATACTGTGTGACATTAGTAAATCTGTGTAATTGAATGAAATCTTTGTCTCCAGATAAGATTAATGTTTTACCATTATCATACTCAAGTTCAAGACAGAGAGCAGCAATAATGTCATCTGCTTCTGCACCATATACCTCTAAATGTTTATATGGAAAATAGTTTTTCAACTCTTGTTTAATTTCATTCAGACAACTAAAAATAGAATCCCAATCTAGATTAGAATCCTCTCTAGTTTTCTTTCTTCCAGCTTTGTAATACTCAAAATAGTCTCTTCTCCAATAATGTCTGGAGTCAAAACAGAGAATTAGTTCACCGTATTCTTCTTTAAATTTACTACGATACATTCTCAAAGAGTTAAGTATCATATGTCTTACC